ATCCCCCTCTAGTCCCGGAGAGCTTATGGATAAAAGTTCTTACGACTCCTACTACTCCTGGAAAAGATTCTGGGAGCAGTCTGTCAGGACACCCAACTACTTCGCAAAGCGTAACCGTGGAGTACGGCTACCTTGCAACACCTATCTCATGATTGATGAGATAGGTAACGCACCAGGTGAGGATGTGGGTAACCACACCTTTTCCTTGCGTTGGTATGGATGCGAGAATTTCTATAATTCTTGCGTCATGGGTCGTCCAGAATACAGTGACGATGATGGGCCTATGTTTACCACCATCGATCAAGGATTCGCAGAACTATCCAATCGCTTACTCCATAGGACCCGCAACCGAGAGCTAAGTCTCGGCGTTTCTCTCGGCGAGTGTCGTGAAACCTTTCACTTCATCGCCGGCGCCATGAGCCGAATAGCTAAAAGCTATCGTCTCCTTAAACGTGGCCACATAGTGCGTTCGCTTCAAACCTTAACAGGAATGAAGAGCACGAAGCTACGTGACATAATCCAAGGCGCTTCTTGCGCTTGGTTAGCCTACGTTTATGGTCTGAAACCTCTCGTCAATGATGTTTCTGACATGGTGCGAGTCCTAGACAAAGGTCTACGGACCTCCGAAGGACTTCTGAGTGCACGAGTTAGCTTCTCTGTGCCCGTGGATGCTTCCGTGAGTCGTACTTACGACTCTGGGGAACATTTCACGAAGCGGGCCTTAGGCAGCGTGATTTTCACAGGCCGTCTGTGGTATAAGATTGATAATCCGACCCTCTATACACTAGAGCAGGTTGGTCTTATCAATCCTGCCGAGGTGCTGTGGGAGCTAATCCCGTTCAGCTTTGTCGTTGACTGGTTCGTACCAGTCACGAACTACCTCGTCAATATATTACCACCGCAAGGTGTCCGTTTTGTTGACGGATACCTTTATGCGAAGGGAAGGGGGAAGTGGATACATAACCACTTCTACCCAACCTTCGGAAATAGACGTAACCTGTCACTCTCCGCCGAGGTCGATACAACCTTTAAAGTACGCAGAGTACTTAATGGTTTCCCGACCTATCAGGTGAGAGTTCCGGACCTGTCTTTATCGAAAGATAAAGTAATCAGTGCCCTGGCTCTCTTAGTTCAAGCCGCAAGGCGTTAACCTTGCACTTTCTCAGGAGCCTTTGAAAATGGCTGCCATAGCACCTATCGTGATCCAAGATGCACAGAATCCGGCACAGGATCATACATTCGCCCCAGCGCGAACTCAAGCTGACTATGCGCTCTTCGAGGACCGATCCTCAGGAACGTACGTCGGTTTCAATAAATTGACGTACATTCTAAAGAGGCCTCAAGGGCCTTCTAAGGGCGGTCAGCGCAATCTCAAGCTCACAATCAAGCTTGAGACCCCAAAGCTCGAAGGAACTCCAGCTAACTCTGGTGGAGTACCTCCGGCACCGGTGGTGGCATACCGCCCCGTTGCGGAGCTTAATGTCACCTTCCCGGAACGTTCGTCCCTCCAAGATCGGAAGGATCTCTTAGCATTACTGCGTGGCGTTCTTTGGAACGTTTTCACAGTTGATGCTTTCGAGAAGTACGAACTTCCTTACTAACCGGTAAATCCTTTGGGAGGTTGCGCTTATGAGCAGTCATGAGCTGCGTCGCTTTCGCACGAAAGCGACAGTACTTGAGTTCGCAAGGCGGATGTACGAGGCACTCGATACTCCCGTATCACTCTCATGCTACATACTCCTCAAGTATGGGGAGTATGAGCAGTTGGTGACAAAGGAGATCGACCCTGTCTGGTACACGCACCCGGAACGCTTCTTCCGCGATTATCAGGCCGTTAAGTTACTATCCAAATATCCATATTTGGAAACTGGACTTAACCCACGCCTGGAAGCTATGAAGAAGTTTATCGAAGCCGAAGTTCGATGCAAGTACACGAACGAAATCTTCTTGAGATGCCCTGACGAGGAGGAATTATTACTACCTCCCGTCGTCCGACGTGTATTGTGGCACGCCAGGCGGAAAATCAGTAGCATCCTAGGAGACGTTCCGACTTACGAAGAGCTCGACTTTCGATTCGGGCCTGGTGCGGCATACGGAGTGAGGAAATACACTTCCGTATTTCATAAACTCACCGCCGAACTTGAGTGCACCGACGCGATGCTGCCCATTCTTGGGGATTTCCTGGCGGAATTCCCTGGCTGGATCGAGAACGATACAGTCGAAGTTAAACTTCGGAATGGTTCGCAGCTGACGTTCGTCCCAAAAGACGCTAAATCGGAGCGCCCAATCTGCATAGAGCCACTGTTGAATGGCCTATATCAGAAAGGGGTTGGACTTTACATTCGCAATAGACTTAAAAGATTCGGCATCAATCTCGACGACCAATCTATCAATCAAGATATGGCTCGGAGAGCGTATGCCGAGGGGCTGGCCACTGTTGACTTCAGCAGTGCCAGTGATACTATTGCGAAAGGGCTAGTTTTAGATCTCTTACCAATTGATTGGTTTGAGTTCCTCAACGTTGCCCGTTGTCCTCGCTACGAAATCGAAGGCCGCTGGTACGATTTTGAAAAGTTTACCAGCATGGGAAACGCCTATACGTTTGAACTCGAGACGCTGATCTTCTACAGCTTGGCAGCTGCCTGCTGTAAAGAGCTTGGTATCGAGTATCAAACTGGCGTAAACCTTCACGTCTATGGAGATGACGTGATTTTGCCTTCGAAAGCGTTCGACCTATTCGCCGAGGTCAGTAATCATTGTGGCTTTCTTATTAACCGTAAGAAGAGCTACAAGACCGGACTCTTTTATGAGTCGTGCGGTCACGATTACTTCGCGGGACGGTTCGTGAGGCCTTTCTTCATTAAGAAAGACTTCCAGACTGTAGAGGACCTGTACCATGCCGCAAACAGCGTACTCAAATGCATCCAAACGTACGAAGGGCTCTTCACAGAGCATACTTCTTATCATGATTACGATCTTGTTATTGATCGTCTTCATGATCTTTTCGCTTGGTGCATTTCTTGCATCCCAAGGCGTTTACGCCTACTTGTCCCAGAGGGACAAGGGGATTGCGGTCTCTACGCAGACTTCGATATCGCCTGCCCAACCAAGCACAGAACTTGGTGCGGCTACGTGTACCGAGCTGCAAGAAGAGTCGCAATAAAATACACGCCCGCTGACGGTTTTCCGTTGGCGTATGCGTTGTATTTTGCTGATGTGAGGCAATACGACCATCTCGGTTTTATTGTCTCTTGCGGCGGAGCAGGGGACGGTTATGTGATCAGGGATCACACCCGTCTCAGGATAGGTCGCGAATTTCTATTCGGACCTTGGCCTGAACTCGCAGTCAAATGGCGCGAACGTGCCATAAGGCTCGTCAAGCCAAGTGGCAAGACGTCATAGCACTTGTCCGAGAGGACATCGGCTAGGGTGTCAACCCGAAGGTTTTCGCCCGTAAGCTCGTATGAGCTTTAGCCTTAAGGCGATGGAGCCCTACAAGAGAGGGTATAAAAG